GCAATCGCAGACTTTGACATTAACGGCATCAAGGATTACACCGAGATGCTTAAGATCTGGCTAAGGAGACCTAAATGAAGTTCCTCAAGAACAAGAAAGTAGTAGCTGCCCTGGTGGCCCTGGCGCTGGCCCTGATTGGTGTCGGCCTGGGCGTGGACCTGGGTGACGGCGCTGGCAATGCGGCAACCGATGCCATCTGCCAGGCGATTACCTGTGAATAACCTGCTGGCTATCCTTGCGGCCCTCATGGGGCTGCTGGTAAGGCGCCAGGCTAAGAAGGAGCAAGACAGTGCGCAAGCTGAGGCAGACCGCATTAATGACAGCCCTGCTGATTGGTATCGCGAGCACTTCCGGGTGCGCCCAGAAAGGGCAGACGGTAGCAAAGGCGAAGCCAGTAAAACCGACCCTTGAGGTCGTGGTTGAGCGTGACAGCATGGTATGCTTCGGCAAGCCTGATGCAGTGAAGCTTGGGCTTTATATCCTGGAGCTGGAGCGCAATTACTAAACAAACCCTTCTATCTCAAGAGCTTACTAATAGTGGCGAGTATAGAAGGGTACTTTTGTTTGTACAATAAATAATCAAGGAGGCTGAATGTCACTTACCCGCTTAAGTGCAGACCTTGTTCGTTTGGAGAATGGCACACTGGAAGACATGGAGTGTATCCTTGTCCCAGAGATGATGCGAGTGGGTGGCAACCGTTACCTCCACGGCATCACACCAGATGCCGCACCTTTTATCCAGGCAGCAATTGATGCAGGTATTGCACAGAACAAGACCGTAGTTCTTCCACGCATGTATGATGTGGTTTCACGTAATGTAGAGTATGAATGCCCACGTGATGATGGTACTGTTTACCCTGGGTGGATTACGGCAGGTACAGATGCAAACATTGCACCGGAGCCAAGTACCAAGATGTATGCCCACTTGCGCCTGTACAACAACTCGCGCCTTATCGGCCTTAATATGCAGACTTGCGGTATCCGAAGCAACTGGAGCAAGTCTGTTGGTCCGTATGACACAAACGCGCCAATCATCCTGATGATCTCCCCTGGTAACAAGGACTCCTATGTCCGATACTACCTGGAGAACCTTACACTCAGCAGTGCCTTTATTGGCCGTGTGTGTGAGGGTACAAGTGCATTCTCTTATGAGGATAACTTGCAAATCAGTGGTTGCGGAATCTCAGGCATCTTCCAAGGTGAGGATTCTGTAAAACGTGGATTCATTAAGATATGGTATACGCTTGCAGGTGATGTGTATGGTGGTCAGTGGTTGACCCGTAACCATGCATACTCTTCTGCATACCTTCCACCGTACCCAGCTACGGACATCCACCGCGCTGGTTGGTCTGACTCTAGCTACACAGAGAAGTACCACTACTACGGTGATACCAGTATGGACTGGACACACCCAGCGTATGCGGCAATTGACAACTTCTTCAACACATTCTTCATAAAGACGGCAAACCACAAGAAGACGTCAGAGGGTGGTAGGTTGTCAAACAGTTCGCAGCCAGGTGTGTGGCCTTTGGATGAATACAGAGGTATTGCAGGTCGTGCGTGTACCAGGATTTCATTGTATGGTCGTGAGATTCTTAACTGTAACTTCGGTGAAGTGAAAGTAATGTGGTCACCACGAACGCCAATCTACTACACAGCACAGCCAGGTTCATGGGTTGGTAACAGTAAGATTCAGTCCATTATACTTGAGCGTGTAGGGTACATTGCATACAACGGTGGCACTGGTTCTTCTAACCAGTTTAACGTTGGAAACGTAGACCCTTGGGACCAAACCCAGGTAGGGTTCCCGGCTATGGCTTGTCGTGGTAACATCGCTGCTATGGATTGCACTAAGGGCGGTATGGTGCAGCAGTCTGTTATCAACGAGATAAACCCCGCCGTCACTGGTGGTCAGATTCACCGGGTCATGCGTAAGCAGAGTGAAACGGACGGTACCACACTCCTTGCATTACAGGAGAACTTTGGCACATCCTGGACCAGTCGTTATGTATTCAACAGTAAGTATGCGTTTATGCCTAAGATACGTCAAGGGTCTGCAAACGCTGAATTCATCTACGACTACGGCACATTCACACCAACACTCACCATCTCTGGTCAAACCATCACTGGCACAGATGTCCGTGGTATCTGGCACAGATTCGGTGACATAATCCGTGTGCATATTCGTGTGCGTAACTCCTCTCTGACTGTTACACAGACTGGTGGTATGGTGATTGGAAACTTACCATTCACTGCTGGAAGTGTCATGGAAGGTATGAGCAAGGGTAGTGTATACACTGGTGCTGCAACTGCTGACGTGCTAATTCCACGTGTAGATGCAGGAACCAAGCAATGCACAATCCTTAAGAGTTCTGGCGGAACTACATATCAACATCCGGCTGGTGCGATTGATTTCACACTGCATGCAGACTTTGACTATGTAATCCCGTTCAACACCCCGTAACAATAGGTGCGGCGTAAGCCGCACTTTACGCACTTTTCTTACTTCTAGGTATTCACATTGGATGCCTATAATTAAGGGAGGTTACATGGCTTTAACTAGATCAACATCACCTACCCGTAACTTTGATACTATAGGTCAAGCCATCTCTTTTGGCACTAAGTTTAAGGTGGGTGATCGCATCTTTATCTATGGAGATGAAGGTGTGTCTTTTGATTATAAGGTAGGTTCTTACCTTGTAGATAACGGTACTGTCTTCCAGTCAGGTGCCGGGTACTTGGTTCGTAACTTCGAAGGCCCAGCACGGTCTTCTTGGTTCTCTTCCTGGTCAGGGCTTGTTACCTACATGTCCCTGCCTGGCAGGTCTCTTGTCGTGGACAATGAGGTGAAAGCAACTTCTGTGATGTACTTGAAGTCTCTCTCCTCCATCAAGTTCACTGCAAATGGTGTCATCGTACCTAACGATACGCCAGCTCAGGTAATAAACATCTTGGGTACAGAGCCAACAAGCTTCACCTCGCTCTCCGGTGATATGCTTGCAGACAGTGCCTTGGTCACCTTTGCAGATGGTGCAGGTATCTCACCAGGTGACAGTGTGGTTATAAAGTCAGACAGGCTGTGTGATGGTGGTCCCAACACTTATGGTGTTCGGGCCTCTGTACTCCGTAAGGTTCTGGCGACTACAAGCACAGGTGGTGTAACTACCGCTTTGCTGGACCAGTCTGTACACTACACCTTCTTGGTGTCAGAGAACGCAGTCATTGGCAAGTATAACCCAGTAGACGATGTGGAGCTTGTTGATGTCAAGATCAACAAAGTGGCAGACTCGAACACCTTATTTACCCTTGGCATCTCCATGCAATACTGCAATAACGTGCGTATCAAAGGTGGTGTGATTCAAGGTAGTAAGCGTGCCGGGGCTGGTGATATCACTGGTCGCTCTGCTATCAAGTTTGCTAACTGTCGTAATTCCTATGTTGACGGCACACACTTCTATGCCATTGGTTGGTACGGTGTGGAGGTGCTTGGAGCCTCTGAGGATATCCAGGTCAGGAACATCAAAGCCTGGGATGTGCGCCATGCTATTAGTCTTAACTGGCAGACAACCACCGATGGACCCAAGTGGGGTGAGCCTATCACCTTCAAGGCCATTGATTGTATTGCACATAAGACTATCCAATCAGGGTTCGACACCCATGACATTGGCAAGCGAATCCAGTTCATCCGTTGTATCTCTTACGATGCAGGAGATGATGGGTTCCAGGCTCGTGCTCACAATGTTGAGTACATTGGTTGTAAGGCATACAGGCCACTTCTGGATGGGTTCGCAGCAAACACTGGTGTGAACTTCCCTATCTACAGGGAGTGCATTGCATACAACGCTCCGCGTGCTGGGTTCAACGCATCGTATGGTGGTGGTCACATCTATGACTGTGAGGCCCACTTCTGTGCAGACGGTATCAGGACCAGCGGTGGTACGGTGCAAGGTGGTCGGTACACCAACAACTCCAAGGTTGACATCTTTGTCACCAAGGACGTTGC